ACATTCATAGTACATTGTATACTATTTATTCAACATAGTCAATCATTAATTACCAATATTACCAATATACTTCTTGTATGCCAGAATCCAATTGGTAGAAATAGAATATTGTGCTTCTTCCAATGTTATCTGGTTAGTACACACTAATACATGAAGTTTGTTTTCTAATTTATCTTTTAAATGTGCTGAATAAGGACCTTCAAAAGATTGTGGCCACAGATTTTTAATATCGTTACTTCCACCCAATTCTAGCGATATCAGATGGTCGATTTCACAACCTTCTGTTCCTGTACAATATCCCTCATGATTCTTAACATTATATTGTGCATAAATTTTCTTTTTAAGTGATTCTGGAACATTGCGAATTGATGATGTCGTAAAACTTTTACCACACAGAACATTTGCTGTTAATGTGGGATCTGCTTTGCCAGGAGTCATTGTGTGATCGGGTAATGTCGCAGCAAAAAGTGGTGTCGATAACAAGAGTAAAGCGATTATTTTTTTCATTTTTTTATCCTTTGGTAGTCAAAGTGTGGGTTATTTAGTTATGTATTAAGTTAATCCATTTACATCTATTACGCTCCGGTAAAAACATTAGGCGAACCTGATGTTGCAGAAGGATCGCAGTGTGCTCCACCAACAGGAATACACTGTGAATCTGGATCAGCATCATTACCCAAAATAACCACTAATTTTCCATCAGCAAAAACATTATTACATTGAGCAATCAACGAACCTCCACCATCCGTATTGGGATCACCATTGACTGATATTAGTTGTCCGTTGCAAAATACATTAGTGTCACCGACAACCGTAGTGGTCGCTCCACATGCTCTAGAATCTCCATTTCTATGAACTGCTGGCATTATTTTTGATTCCTGTAAAAATTAATAGCATTAACTAAACCGTCAATGTGATCTTCAGTTTTCCCTTGAAATAATAAAGGTGCTTCATTTTCTACAGCCATAATAATAACGAGATTATGAATGGGCTCACCTACTAATTCTTCATAAGCCAGACTATAAAAACAAGTCTGCCAAAAGTAATCATCAATCCATTCTCTTTTCTTAATCTTTCTAGATGTTTTAAAATCAATAACAGATAATTTACCATCAAATTCAGCAATACAATCCACACGTCCAGCAACACCCAGTTTGGTAGAGTATAATGTTTCTTCTTGATAGTGAATATTGTTGATTCTGTTTAAAAGTGGTTTAAGTGTTTTAAACATCTCTTTGGCATCAGGCATAATATCACCAAGAGGATCGTTGTTTAAGTATTGTTCACAAAGCGTATGGACATTTGTGCCTCTACCTGCCGCCTTTCGTGAGATTTTATTAGCCACTTCATGACCCACTTTATCTCGCCATGCTTGAATCGATTCTTTCTTCAAAGCACTAAGAACAGTAGTAATTGAAGGTACACGAGATCCGTCAGGTAAAGTATATAATCTTTTACCTGTAGCCGATGTATTGGCTTCTAGTTTTTCTAGGGTTTTTGGTGGACAATATTTAAACATAAAGCAATCACTTTTTTTATTTGGTATTTTCATTGTTTAAAAGAACTTCATATATTTATGAAATAATATGGTCCTCAACTTGTAATTTGGCTAAAATATACTCACGAACAAGGCTACTTCTTACTATATCCTCTGCGGTAAATTCAATCTTTGTAAAAGAACTCATGTGCATAGCAATATCAAAGAATTTTAGTATACCTGTCATATCATTCTTTTTCTTATTTAAATCAGTCTGACGATAATCGCCACACCAAATTATTTTTGAACGATATCCAACACGGGTCATAACAGTATCAATTTCTTCAAATGCGAGATTTTGCATCTCGTCCACAATAATAATGGCATCGTCAAACGAACACCCTCTAATGAAACTTGTGGATATAAATTCAATATGACCTTGTTCAACTAGTCTTTGATATGCATCCCTTCTTTCAAAAAGTGTTTCGCAAATTTGTTTATACGGCTGCTGAAAAATATCCATCTTTTCATTCACATCACCAGGAAGATGACCAATTTCTCTGGATTGTACCGCCGATCTTACTATAATAATTTTATTAAAAGGATTAGATTTATCTAAGACTTCTTCTAATGCTTTATACAAGGCACAGAATGTTTTACCTGTACCCGCTACACCATGTAATGCTACAAAATAATCACCTCTTTTGTATACATCAAAAAACTTTTTTTGATTGTCTGTTAACGGATCAAAAGTTTTTAAATCATCTATTTTTAATTTTATTGCTGTGTGTACTTTTTGTTGTTCTTTCTCTTGTTGATGTTGATGATGAGGCACTTGTTCTGATACTACTTTTCTTTTTGTGACCATTAAAACCCCGTAGTTTGTTGAGAAATTGTATTACCACTCTCTGTTCCCGTGTGTTTTGTGGTCACTTAAAGTATTACCGGGAACTTTTTCTTTTATCCTATTGATAACATATTTTTCAAATCCTGAATCTGCTTTTTTTGTACGAGGGACAGACATCCGTGAAGCATCAGAGAGAACGGGCAAGTTCTCAAAGGTATGGTATCGTTCTAGATTGGGATTTTCTTCAAGAAATGAGTCTAACTTAAGGTAACTGAAAACTCTTTCAGAAATTTCACCGGTTTCTTTGTTCTTAAATTCATAAGTTGGCATTTCACGAGTACCATATTAGTTGTTGATGGGAATTTAAATTATAAACCATTGTGGTGTCTTTCTACTATTTATCTTTCCTTGCCAGGATGCTAAATGTTGTTTGTGTTTGATATAGTAGTTACGATAAGATGAAATAGAATCACCAGAAACTTTACATTCATCAGGCATTGCTGGTGTGGGTTCTGTGAACGGACCATTGGAAATATTTTGAGGATTATTTTCAATTAGTACATGCAGTAATCCAGAAGTTTCAACTTTATGTACCTTACCATATCTGTATGTATATTCTTTACAGAGTGCTAAAGTCATTTTTGTCAACCAGATATAGTTTGCTTTTGATTGGCGTACCCATACAGCACTAGGATGATTCTGATGAGTAGCAGAATATAATATAGAATCCAATTCTTTATTTTCAAGTATCCATCGTTTTACATTACGACCAGTTTTAGATTTACCAGCAACTTGAATACCGTCAAGTATACGGTGTGCAGTAGATAATAACTGAATTTGTTCAACCACCATTTTTACCACATGTTTATTATTGTGCATTTCTGCACACACTTTTGGGTCATTATGTAGGTAAAAGATGTTGATTTTTTTTCTCCTCAAAGATACATTTATTATAATAACATATATCACAATCTAATCCTAATGATAATGCCGTATTCCGTGCAATCTCCACAATCTCATCTGTTAATTCATATTTTGATCCAGTACCACCATTTGTAATATTATAACTCAAAAAAATTCAAAAATCAATAGTTCCAACCCTTACAAAATCCAAATTTGTGTAATTTGGGTAACATTTTTTCACATTTGGAACCAATATCTGTTCTGTGGTGTTCATCGTTACCAAATTTGACTTTATCTACCACTTTATAAGCAGCCTCTTTGGCTTCTGATACAGTATCACCCACTCCTGTACATATCACTATATAACTTCCTGCTGTTCCCCACTCAGGCATGTCTTCCATGAGTGTTCCATCAACGGATTTGATAGTCTTAGATAGTTTTAAATNGGCAGCATGGACGTGATGGTGGTCAGCACCATCGGTAATGATAGGGAAATCCAGATATTCGTCAAGATCTTTGGAGTTAAAAGGAAAATCTGAATTTGCCATTACAACACCCACACATGTCTTTTCTTCAATTTCAAGAGTATTTTTACCCTTAAAACAATCAAGCATCCATTCTGCAGGATCACCTTTCAATAAAGGCATGATAATATTGATCATAGGATATCCTGGTCGGGCTGTCCATTCCATTGGCCAGGGTGTACCAGTCTTTTCGTCAACTATCACATTCATATCGAGATAGCCAACATATCCAATCTTATGGAGTTCATCGGCCATTGGTTTCATAAGCATATCAGCAAGTTTGGATTTTCTGGTTGCACGGATTACTGTACCCATTTCACCAGTGTTGACACCCAAATCATCGTTCATGTGTTTCTTATGTTCAAAACCCTCAAACCAGAAGTCCATCCAACCTGCAGGCCCGAATATACCAGTTACACAGAGTTCTAATCCGGGTTTAAATTCTTGCAGAATAAACCTAGATGATGTTTTACCTTTTTCTTTTCTCTTAGTAAGAAATCCTATCATGTCGGCTTCATCTTTACCAACATATGATAGGGNTTTATCTTCTTCTTCGCCTACGGGTTTAGATACCCAACGGCCTGGATTTTCACGAACAAACTTAATTGCTTGATCATAATTAGAAAACTCATGTGACGGAATTGTGTCACCGCCAAAATTTTCAATAACTTTCTGACCATACATACGATCAAGTTCTAGTTTAGCGGCTCTCTTACCAGGACCAAATACAGGATATCCTTTTTTGATATAGACATCAATCTCATCCATCAAATCAAAATTAAAGGATGAAAATATCAAATCAGCAACATCCATGTATTTCTTCCAATTCGTTACTTTATCAACTAGACCCTGACCGATAGGTTCAGCGTCTTTGCCTTCAGTATAAAGTTTTACCGTATGACCAGCAGCAATACATCTTAAACACAAATCTAAAATAAGACCCGGTGGATCCAATACAAGAATAAACATGAATATTTCCTAGAGTGAATTTAATATACTTTATATTTATGTTATATTATTTCTTCTTTTTCTTAATACCCGCAAAAGAATCACAGACTTCTTGAATTTGTTGTTCTGTAGGCATCTCGGATGATGGACTTACCACATTAAAGTCCTCGGAGAAAATATTTTGAATTTGAGTATTAGATTCCTCATAGTTTACGACTTGAATATCATCAAAGACATATCCCACTCCTCGTAGGAAATATGTGAATTGTTCTACAACATCGTCCAGTAATTCTTTAGAGAATGTTCTAGATGATTCCATTTCGTCTAATTCGTCCGTGACAGCGAATGTAAATTCCATTATTCCTTACCTGCAATCTTCTTAAGGGCTGCTACTTTCTTAGCAACATCATCAGCAGATACGGTTTGCATCGCAAATTGTTTAAATAAATCATAATTATCTTTTACTTTGAATGATGTCTTACCGCCGACAGAGGCAGAATCTTGAATGGAAATTTCACATCCACCTGCTTTCAGTGGACAGATTTCCAATACGGTATCCAAATTAATAATAACTTTACATTGTTTATCTACGCTATCAATTTCAACAAATAGTGCCATGTTCATTCTCCTTGCGGTTCGTTGGATTTAACTTCTTTGTGTTTCATTTGCTTTGCTCGTAATTCAGTTACTTCTGCATCAATCATTTCTTTTTTCCACGATGATTTATTATTACCAGTCATCGTCATCAACATACGCTTGGTGGACTTAGACATTTTGAATGATCCTGTTGTTGCTTGTTTCATATATTCTCCTATCGTTTACAGTCTGCTACGGGTATTAAATACATTGTGTTAGAATCATTTGGTTGAACATAATAACATTTTCCCTTTATATCCCAAACTAGGTGTTGCTGAATACCATCACCATAGTCTTTAAGTGGGTGTGATATATTTGGAGACAGTAAGTAAACACCACAAGTTAAACCAATAGCCATAATAATATATTTCAAGTTATCATATAAAAAATTAAATATTCCATTAAACATGTAATAATCCTTTCGAGTAAACATAATATAGTATAACACAAATCGTAGCACCAAGCAATAGTCCGTATGAATTATATATCATACTTTGTTTATGATATTTCAATTCTAATTCCAACATATCTTTTTGTGCCATTAACTGATAATTTGTTTCTGATCCGTCATCACCACCCATCATTGAAATTGTTTCTTTCATTTGTGCCAATCGTTTCTTGGTTTCAAAATAATAATAAAATGATTTCATGTTAATCCCACAAATGTAAATAATATTTTCCGAACAAATTTAATCCTTCTTGGATCTTTTCTTCTACTTTTGGATTAAACACCAAATCACTTACACCAGAACTAAATTCATATTTCCATGACTCATCGAGGACATGATCAAAAGCAAAAATCATCTTATCAAGAATCACATCCCATTGTTCATGTCCTTTTTCCCAGGCTTTATCGTCATACTCAGCATAGAATTTAAATGTCTTTTGTCCGGATTGATCTGATGTTTGGGAAAATGCGGGCATTGACCCGGGTGCGCCATGTTTGGTTTCTTTGAGTTGTTTTAATGCAGGGAGAATAATATACGCTAGAGTATTATCAAAATTCCATGTATCAAACTTATCCAGTTTTACATATCTAATTTGTGGATTGATTACTTTGCGAACTGTTTGAAGTCCATTACAAAAAGGATTAAGAAAATTATAAAGTTTTATGATTTTAGGTTCATCATAATTAATTTCTCTCCAGAAAAAAATCTTATCTAGAATAGTATATGGACTGAGCCAGTGATTAGGATAACCGTTGAAAAATACTTTCATTTTTGTGATGCCCCGTATAATATAGTCAACATAATAATTAAAAATATATAAAATACAACAAGAGGAAATGTTAACATTCTACCTTCACTAACTTATATATCTCAAAATCTTTATGTGATACTGAACGAACTTGTTTTAGCACTTCTTGCGCTTCTTCAATTGTTCCGTTGCGTGATGGTCTGAAATAACCTTGATGAATCGAGAATATAGTATTAGCAGATTTTTTTACAGACTTTATCTTTTGGTTTCTTGCAATCACATACTCAAATGTTTCACTCATTGTAACACTCCAAAATGTATAATATGTTCTTTTTCATTTTAATTTACCAATTATATAATCATATATTCTTACAGGTAATACAATAAGAAACAGTATACTCAAAATGAAATATGCCCAAATCG